GCATGAAGGGCGCTATGTGCGATTACATCGATCCTGAGACGGGTCATAAAACTTCAAAGAAATCATATGAGGATTGCTACGGCATTAAGTTCTTTGAGATTTCAGCAGTATTTGACCCCGCTGATGAGACTGCTCTCATTCGGGAAGTACGATCTAATGTAAAGGAAGCATCAATGAATAAATTTGGTCCAATGAGTGAATACGATAAGTACTTCGGCGGCGCAGGATCTGCTCAAAAGGCAAAAGATTCAATGATTGATCAGTATGGCGAAGAAAAAGGCGAAGAAGTTTTTTATGCCACGATGAACAAGAAAAAGAATAAAAAAGAAGCCAATGATAAACCGCAAAATACTAAAACTCGCGCCCCCGAAGAAGTAGATACTTTGCGCGAAGATAAAGTTTGCGACATTTGTGGCGAAATTATGGATGGCCCACAATGCGACGTTTGCGGTTATGAAGCAGAACCTGATGGTTTTGGCGATCCCGATCTTACTGCGGCTAAGGCTCATGACGAATCAGAAGAGGCAAATGAAGAATCTTTATCAACTTTAGATGTTGATACTAATAATTTGCCTACGCTCTCTCATGTAACAGATGCCGGATGGACAGTATCCGATACAAAAATTTCACAAATCAATAAAATTGAACGACCAATACTTCCGGTTCAGACGCCACCAGCGTCTAATGAACCGCAAGACTATGTTGTGAAGGACCCTAAACAGCCCGTCACATCATCAGTTCGCACCGCATCGGATTTCCTTGCGGCTGCTGGTAACAGAAAAAGGAACAACATGGAAACACATATCGCTGACGCAATGACAAGCGCACCGGCTGTTGCCAAGCCCGATTACAATATTGATGTAATCGGAACTGGTGGCGTTGGTGGAGCTTCAAATGAAGACGCATCCAAGGCTGACGCTCAAGTTAATGTTACCGATATTGGTGGCATTTCTGGTGTTGGCACTGGCGATGAAAAGACAGTACAAGTTGATCAGGGCGATGAACACTCAAAGAACATTGAAGCCATCCACACGGATACTTTTGGTGCGAATGAGGGCGATTCACTCGGTCAGCAAGACCCAGTAACTGACGTAAGTAGCTATCAGGTATTTAACTCAGACAGCGCTACGCCTCTTACAATGCATGAGCCAGCAGCAAAGGCTTCATCATGGGTTGTATCAGATGTTCGCGGCGTGGAGCCTTCCGATCCAATGGGCAAGGCTGATGACCGCATTGATGTAACAGATAACATGGGACCATATGCAATTACCACTCAGGATTCTGGCCCAACGGCTACTTTCCCAGATGGTAATAGCGCGGTAACTCGTAATGCTAATCCCGTAGACCCTCAAAGTGAGAGTTTTTACGCAGATCAGAATAGTAATGAATTTCATCCAACTGGCGTTGATTCTAAAGATTACGCTTTTGGTGATGGTAATAATAGCAACGCTCATATTATGTCGGCTTTCAAACTGGCTGATACTGAGATCGAACTTGGCATTCTTGACGCTTCACAGAAGTATGCAAGAGTTGCTGAGCTTGAAAAGGCAGCGCCCGCAGTTGTTGAGGCTTCACTGGTTTACGCTAATCGCGTTAAGACAGCGGGCCTTAAGAAGTCGGCGCGGACAGCTAAGAGGCTTCCGTCTCTAGTTAGGGAGGCAAGTACTGCTCCCGCAACAACTCAGGCAGATTCAGATGACTCTGCTCTGTTTATGTAAAAAATAAGAGAACATTACTTTATTTTTACAACCCGCCGTCAGAAAACAATTGAAACGGCGTAGCGCCCACAAGGCGTGAAACTAAAAATCACAAAACAAGAAATAGGAATACTAAAATATGCTTAGACTAAAAAATCTAGCTAATAAGTATCAGAAGCGCACTTGTAGGCCGTTGTATGCCCAGACTCAGGCTACGCCCTATGCTGCAACTCTGCATGTTGATCCCGCTGGTACAAAGGGTTTTCGTACTGTCACTAACACTCTTAGGGTTCCGCCAACTGGCGTTACTTTAGATGCAAGTTATACGGTTAATGGTGGCACAAGCCTTTTCCCCGGCACAGTAATGGCTCGCATCGTGGGCACTGAGCAGGTAACAGTCGCTACTGGTCTTGCAAATGAAGTTCCCTTTGGTCTTCTTGCCAACTTTGTTGGTGGCGATTTTGACGAAGGTTTTGCTGGAGATTCTCTTCAGAATTCAGTTGGTATTTGGCGCGGACCAGACTCAGTATTTGAGATTCTTGCTCCTGCGTTTGGCACCATTTCAGTTGATTCAACCTCAGCAATTACTGGTGGTACAACAACTATCGATACAGCAGCTACAGGCGTTCTTCTTTACGCTGGTACCGATGGTCGCCTTACCACTGATAAGAGTGGTACTACACCGGGCGCTAACGCAAACGCAAAAGCGGTTGCTCGTCTCATTGAAAAGGTTGGTTCATCCCGTATTGTCGTGGATCTACTGGTATAAGAAAGGAACATGATTAATATGGAAATTACATCACGCAAGGCTGTTTCATCAGCCGACTACGAGGCTAAGCTTGCTAACGCACCTAAGCTTACCAAAGAAGCAAAGGCACAGAAGCTTCAGTCAATCCTAAAGGATTCATCGAACGCAATGCGCCGTATCGGTCAGGGTATGATCGGTCCCATTCAGATTCGTCTTCGTTATGAGGGCATTACTCGTAATGTTCTTATTGAGGACACTCTTGAGCGCGGTCCACTTATGCCTTACGACATCCTTGACGATCTGGGCAGGGCTTATATCCTTAACCAGACCGACGCGGAAGTTAAGATCACCCCATTCGAAGGCAAGCAGGCATTCCCTCAGCTTTTCCGTATCGCTACGTTCCCACGTATTCGTAAGGAAGATCTGTACTACCTTCGTGTAAACGCTGTTGAGTACGCACAGGACGAAAGCCGTCAGGCAATCCAGAAGCAGGAGGACGCCCGTCTTATCCTTCTTCTTGAGGCTGCTATTGCTGAGCTTGGTTCTTACCGTAACGCCGCTACAACAACTGTTGGCGTTGCTCCTACCGGTGGTCGTCAGACCGGTATCGCCGCTGGTTCATCAGGTGAGCAGACAATCCTTATTGGTGATGGCAACCCACTTGAGCCTAGCGACTTTTACAGCGCTGTTTCGCAGATCGAGATCAACCAGCTTGAAGCTCGCCGTGTCATCATTCACCCTGCTGACGCTCGCGATTTCTACAACTGGGATCTCAACGTAACTGGCTTTGAATTCAAGGATAAGGTATTCGGTGGAGAGAAGATCACCACATTTGGTGAATTCCAGATCCAGCGTTCAATCATCGTCCCACAGGGCGAGGTATTCCTTACCGCTGAGCCTGATTACGTCGGTGTTATGCCCGTCATGTATTCACTTGACGTTGAAGAGAACCATAATGTTGAAACATTCTGGAAGGGTTGGGTCATGGACGAACTTATCGGCATGATGATCCTTAATGCTCGCGGCCTTTCACGTATTGTTAAGGGCGGTGCAATCTCTGATTACACAACCACTACAACAAGCAAGAAGCTGGATATCTCAGGCCTTGCCTGATCCTAGCTTTCCTCTTTAAGGTAAAGAAAAGGCCCCCAGAAATGGGGGCCTTTTTATTTGCATTTATATTATTTTATAAATTACTTGGATGCCTAAGAGCATATTCTAAGCTAGGCCTTAAATCAGATTGCCATCTTGAAGGATTGGCTCCTGATGTATCAAACCTAATACCAGCAACATGCATGTATGTGTGGCCTGAATTAGCGTAAACCGTAATCCATTTACCCGGCCCTGACTGACCCCAAGACATTAGTGATCCTGAATCCAGTGGAGTATTGATCAGATCTGCTCCATGAAGGGCATATGATACTGATCCTGAACAGTCGTAGCCAGAATCTAAAAAAGATCCATGCCCGCCTCCCCATACATATGGAAGCGCATTGATCTTGTTTCCGGCCCATACAACTCGTTTAACATTAATTGGAGCCTTAGATGGGGCGTAGGCTACATTTTTATATATAAGAGCCTTAGAACCCACTACAACGGGTTTGAGAGGATCTTTAATAAGGCTGATTGACGCCCTTACTCGGATCTTCTTTGTTTTCACCTTCCATTTATATGTATAAAAATGAACAGTGGGATTATTCCAATTATTCATTTGATATCCACAATGAACCCAAATGTCAAGCTGAGAACCCCAACCAATATGATCTTCAACCCTAAAATAATGCTTACCATAAATGGCCTTAGGGAAATAGATCCTTGTTCCTAATGAAAGGAAATTATTGGCAACTTCGCCAAAACGAGGCGTTGTTCCCATTGATGTAATATTACCGCCACCTGAAGCATCACAGCCTTCAGTTGAATAAGCGGTTGCTCTAACGGAAAAGTGCTGAATCGGCACCCTTACGCGGTACTTCTTTGTTTTTGTGACTACAGGACCCGGAATTGTAGTAATGTGGGCCTGTTTACTAACAGCTTTCGCTGGTTCTGGGGTAGATGCAAAACTACCGATTACGGCGGCTACTACAACCGCTGTTTTAGCATATAACATAATATCTTCCTTGGAACACATTCATTTGTCCTACATTGACTTCGCAAGCCCTCTTACTTAACAACTTAACGGGCTGAATGAGACCAGTGGAATTAACTCCTTCTGTCGATTTATATAAAAAGCCAAACGTTGACTTGTACAAAGACTATATCATATAGTCAAATTGTCAAGACTTAGTTTGGCTTCCCTAATTACTATATCGAATCCCGGTCTTAATCAGTGGCAAGTCTCGTTTGTAGTATCAAGTCAAGTCTTATATTGTTATAGAAAGAGAGAATAAATTATGCCACCTAAGAAGCTAACCCCTAATGGTCAGGCTGCTGAACCCGTCGGAGCAAAAGTTGCTGCAACTCGCAAGCCTGCCGCAAAGCCCAAGACCGCTCCCAGAAAGAGCGCGTCAACAAGCAAGTATGTTCGTAATGTTCGCGGCGTCAATGTTCGCGTTACATTTGGATCTGGTCGCAAGATTGAACTTGCTCCTAGAGGCCAGCGCAATGATATGACTGCAATCAGCAAGGATGAATTAGATGATTCAATTTTCCTTAATAACCTTGGCAGTCTTTATGAAGTTATTTCTGCCACTGACGCTCAGACAATTCGTGAAAAGCAGATGACTAATGCATCAACTTTGTCACAGCCTCGCCCTGAGGACATTCTTACCGATCAGCTTGGTAATGCTGGTAATTTTACAGGCCTAGATCAGTCTAATACAGAAAAAAGTATTACAATCGGTCACCTTAATGAAGTAGAGGGTCGTCCAAATGAGGAAAAGGCGACTGAAATTACCCGCAGCGTTGCTCCTGAAAGAGTTAATGTTCCCGGCAGTGCGCTGTAAACTAATATTAAAGGAAATAAAATGAAATTAGATCTTACAAATTTAAACATTGATACTCTTAAACAAGAAGCGGAGCGCACTGAGGTTCTGATTAATCAAACTAAAAATACGCTTGCTGTTTACGAAGAGTGGGTTGCAGAACTTACTAATCGTATTAAAGAACTTGCTTCTTCTACAATTGAAGAAATCGCAACAACCGTAGAAGAGGTTGTAGCAAAGGTTGAAGAAACCGTAGAAGTAGTTAAGGAAGAAGTCAAGAAGGCTGCTCCTAAGAAAGCTGCTGCTAAAAAGGCTGAGCCTGCAACTGAAGAGTCAGATAAGTAAACTTATCAATGTTTTAATGAAAGAGCCGCCTTGTGCGGCTCTTTTTATTTTAAGATCATTTATTGCCAACAGTTAATAGTTGCATGAGCCTTGGTTATGACAGACAACTTAAAATTGTTGCATTGGGCGATTCCGCTCGTCTTGTTGCTCATCTTTATGATGACGATGATCAAATGTATTCCTATGAAGATCTTGGATCGGTAACCTTTACTATTCAATTGCCCGCTACTCGTACAGGCGACGATCTATCAGATAATAAAAAGAATCAAGAATATGCCAATCCTGCTGAAAAAGATATTTTAGATGGAGAAATTTTAGAAGATGGGACCGGAGTTTTAATTTATGATGACACTACTCGCCTAGGTCATTATATTGCCGTTGCAACTTTTGAACTTATTGACGGAACAACAAAGTCAACTAGAGTTGATTTTGAAGTTTTTGATCCATTTGAAATTGTTGATACCCCCATTCGCGTTGTAGCAGACGGCGTTTGGACTAAACTTGAAGATTGTTTTGATGCAGAAAACGAAGGCCCTTGGGTTCAAGATATGACCTTGCATTTTTTCCGTGAAGAAAAAATGGAAAAGTTTATTGCAGACGCTCTTTTTGATATTAATTATCAAAATCCTCCTACTGGTTTAACAATTAACAGTTTTGTAAACGCTGACAATACGGTTACTGATAATTATCCACTTCTTGTTCAAGGTATCTTTATTCAAGTTCTTCGTCATATTATGCGTTCTTATGTTGAGCAACCTATGCCAACTGGTGCACAAATTGCATTTCAAGATCGCCGTGATTATCTTCAGCGCTGGGAAAGCATGTATCAATTAGAATTAGAGCAATATATGCGCTGGGTGGCGCTTTACAAGCGTGGATTCCTTCAGCTTGGTCACAGTAAACTTATTGTTTCATCCAAAGCCGGTCGCCTTATTCCTGCTCCTATGCGGGCAAGAAGTGTTGGACGCGGTTATTGGTAGTATTAATCATAAATTACGACACCTTAATATACGATGGCAAACATTACAACATATTTAGAAAATCAACTCCTTAATCACGCCGCCGGGTTTTTTAATTTTTCAAAACCTACAACCGTTTATGCGGCTTTGTTTACAGTTACTCCAACTACCGCCTATACATCTAATATTCGTAATGGAACCGAGGTAACCGGAGGTGGTTATGCTCGCTCATCTATTGCGTGGGGTGTAATAACAAGTGGTGCAATTACATCGGGCGGGGCGGCAAATGGTGTAATTGCAAATAGCACCGCACTTACTTGGACTGCAACTGGAACTTGGTCAAGTGGCGCATCGGTGACAACTATTGGAATTTTTGACTCAGGAACCGTTGGTTCAGGAAACCTTCTCTGGTTTGGCCCTCTTTCAGCGCCTATAACTATGGTTAATGGCGACACATTTACTATTCCTGTCGGGAATCTAACTATCGCAATTAGCTAGGGGAAGATATGACCGATCATACTGGGTCTCTTTCCGCCTCATCAACGTTAAATGCCACCGTTGGCGTTAATTCTTTTTTAAAAACTTCTGTTGAACTAGCAACAAGTTTTGGCATCAAAGTTCACACTTATGGTGACCTTTTGTATGCAACTAAATATGCGGGTAAGGAAAACGCTCCGCAAGATATTAAACGCCTTCGTCGTCAGGTGCACGACATGATGCGCCGCATGGGTCAACCTGTAATTATTAAAAAGATGTTTACAATTGCCGATGTAGAAAAAGGTCTTGCTGAACCTTCGCCTAATTATGAAAGCATTTATGGCCAGTCAAGAAATAATGATAATTTATCTTGGGGCGTAGGTTTTGTATCTAGAGAAAAATCAGAAAATGAATGGATCAATCCATCTACTGGAGATGTTATTAAATCCGATTTTGTTCCAGATTCAAGTTGGCCTAAAGCTCCAAAATATAGAGGTTTTGGTCCGGGCATTGTAACTTATGTAATTGAACCAGATGCGGCCAGAGATCTTTTTACTTTGACTCCTACGGGCGCGATGATTGAAATTCAAACTGCCGAAGTAACCATGTCTTGGTTTCCTCAGGTAAGCGACAATGATTTAATAGTTCACGTTGAATTAGACAATTATGGACATGTAGTTGATTCTGGAAGGCGCTATCAAGCCAAAATGACAAATCCGATCAGCATTAGAGGCATGGATCGCAAAGGTCGTAGAGAGTACGAAGGTGATTTTGGTAACCGTCATATTGTTAATCAAAACTACCCTATTACCCTTATTCCTGAAAATAATATTCTTATGAGTGTGGAGATTGATCGATGACTTATTTACCAGAAAAAACGGTCAGGTACAAGACATATATCAAAACTGCTTTAGTCGAAGGTTTAAAATCAGTTTTTCAAAATCACGTTGATCAAAAATTGCAGCCCACTAAAGTTTCAATTGAATTTCCTAAGGAGAGGCAATCTTTCCCAGCGGTGGTTGTTAAATTTTATGAAAGTCAAATTATGAATTCTGGCGTGGGTCATCAAGAGCATTTTATTGACGATAACGATCAAGCTTGGAAATTTAAACATTATTTTTATAAGGGAGACATTGAATTTGCTATTTCTGCTCTATCTTCCCTTGATAGAGATTTAATTTCAGACACAATTGTTCAAACGATTGCAATGGGCGACCTTGCAGAGTATACAAATAGATTCTTTAATCGTTTATATCCGTCTAATTTTGATGCCATTCCTGATTCTGCTGGGCATTTTATTAACATTAATAGTGATGTAATTACCGGCATCGGAGAAAATCAAACTGATGTTCCTTGGGGCGCAGAAGACGAACTGATTTACACAGTTTCTTATAGAGTGCAAGTGTTTGGCGAATTTTATAGTCTTCCTCAAGATATGCCTTACGAACTTGTCTCTCAAGTATTCATTTATCCTTACATTGATGGGCTTGAAACACCTCCAGTTGGACTTGAAGATGAACCCAGTTGGAATAATGCATAACTAGCATTATATTTTTCTATCACACTACCACCTAATTTCTGAAGGAGATTATTAATTAATGCCAACTAGCTACACTAACCCAACTTATACTGAACCCGGCGTCTCTGTTAAAGAGAACGTTAACGCAAATGTAGTTCCTCTTATTTCTACGTCGGACGCCATTTGTTTGGTTGGTCCTAGCTCAGGATCGGTTACGACTACTGAAACGCTTCAGCTTTCTGGTACAACCGCAGTAACTCTGCAAAATTTACCATCAGATGTCACCAGTTTTACAATTTCATCAATTAGTGCTGTAGACGCTAACAAGGCGCAATTAAATAACCCTAACACTAAACTTATTGGTGATATTGCCATTGGCGCAACCTCAATCCTCGTACTTGATGGTAGCAACTTCCCATCATCTGGGGCGTTTACAATTTATATCGACGGCGAGGCAATTGCAGTCGCATCACGCACAACTACCAACAACAGTTCCCCTTGTACATTAACTGTTACTGCAACCGCAGTTGCACATTCAAACGGAGCCGTAGTTACAACTTATGATCCAACTGCTGGTTATAGCACTACTTCCGGCAATTCAGTTACAATTGATACAACTAATCGCACGATTGCAAGGGTTGCCGCTGCTGCCGGTCAATTAACCACAGGTAGGAAACCCGCTGTAGTAGATACAGAGTATGTGCAATTAACTTATTCTTACGTTCCCAAAGATTTTTGGAGCGTACAAAAATTTGATAACATGTCGGATGTTGAAAATAAGTTTGGTTCAAAGTTTAATGCATCTAAAACTGCAATTAACTCACCGCTTTCATTTGCTGCTCAACTAGCTTTTGAAAATGGCGCTTCTAGCGTTATGATTCAACCGCTATTTTATTCTAATGATAGTGGTGTTACTAAGAGAGAACCTACTAATTCAGAGATTTCTGATATTAATCGCACTTGGGGTCCCACTTTAGATGCTCTAAAAAACTATGAAGGCATTGGCGTTATTGTTCCTGTAATTGGTCAAGCTTCTGCTGTTGCCATTGGAACAAAAGATGCGTTTGAAACCGCAAATGGCATATGGAGCGTTGGCACTCTTACACAAACGGGGACTGCCGTAACATTAGCCTCTCAATCAGGCGCAACTGAAACATACTATAACAACTTTGTAGGCAAAACTCTTGTTTATGCTGATGGAAGTACAACGACAATTACGGCAGCAACCTCTGGCACGGCTTTAACTGTGGCCAAGTCACTTACAGGTTCAAATATCATTTCAACAGGTCAGTCATTTAAAATTTTGACATCAGAGGTTTCGGATGAAAGTGTTAAAAATATCTTCCTAGCTTGTCAAAATTTTGTCGATGGAGATTTAAGAGATAACGGTCAATACCACATTATCATTTGCGGTGAAGACGGAACTGATTCAGTTGTTACTTACGCTACTAAAACTGCAATTCAAAATCATGCTCAAATTCTTCAATCGGCTTACGCAGACTCTACAGGAATCAGCAAATATGCTGAAAATATGGTTTTGCTTTCAGCATCTAAGTTTACTCGCCCTCTTCCAAATGGAACCGCAGCAAATCTTAATCTTGGCGGCCAGTACGCAGCAGCAGCAGTGGCCGGTATGCTCGTATCTAGGAACGTTTCTGACACTTTGACTCGCAAAAATATTACAGGTTTTGATACAGTAATTGATTCATCAACTAGTAGAAAATCAAAAACTGACGATTCCGCTAAGGGACTCTTTGTTGTTGAACAAAAGGGTTACGCTGTTCAAGTTCGTCACGCACTTACTCTTAACACTAAGAGTGTGGACAAGTCAGAACTTTCAGTTATTAGGGCCAAGCACAAAGTTATCAACTCACTTAGGTACACAGTCGATAGTCAGATCATTGGTAAAATTGTAGCTGACAATAATGCCACCCTGATTGTAGGGTCGGCAATTGGCGGAGTACTTTCAACAATGGTTGATGATGGAGATATCGTAGGTTTCTCTGATGTTCAAGCCAAGATGCTTAATTTGAGTCCAACTATTATTGAAGTAAGGTTTGCTTATCGCCCAGCATTCCCAATCAATTATGTAAACATCGTATTCTCAATTGACCTTACAAACGGCGGTTTAACATCGGGCGAAATCACTAATCAAATTAATTCAGGAGTTATAAATGGCTGATGATCTCGTAGGAGCAAAAAACCGCGCAAGGGTTGCGGGTTCAGGTTTTACCGTATTTACTTGGGATAACAAGCCAATTCTCTTTGCTCAGCAAATCGTGCATACTTCACCTCAGCCTGTAGCTGCTACTGCTGCTATTCATCCTCTTGATGAGCCATATCCAGTAGAGTTAATTACTCCTCAAGCTGCTGGCATGGGTACGCTAACATTGCAACTTTATGAACTTTATGGCGGTCAAGTTTGGGAACGCCTTGCTGGTTATCTTGGCGGAGATCCTAGGGGAACTTCAGCAGTGCGCAAGGATAACGTTACTGGCGGCGGCAAGGGTCCGGTTGACATCGTAGGTATTTTCCAAGCTGTAGCTAATACACCTACTCCTATCCGTATTGTCAAATATATTAAGCCACCACAAATTCGTGGCAAGACAATGAAGCCATATACTGAAGAATATCATAACTGCGTTATTTCTCAGGTTGCTGACGGCGAAACAATTCAGGTTGGAACAATGGAAATCATCAAAGAGATGACCGTTAACTACACCTTTATGACTCGCGGTAATCGCAACCCAATGCGCGAGCGTAGGTCGGCTAACCTTGGCGGACTTACTCCATATGATTCTTCAACTACCTCGTTTGGTTAATTTCCGGACCTTAATTTAAGAAGCATTGGCTTCTTAAATTCAAGTAAAGGAAAGTTATGGAAGAGAATAGGATTCTTGAAGAAGAGGATCGGTTCCCAGATGAAGTTGTCGAAGACGTTGATGGATTGCTTTGGCTTGGGTACCTTGAAGACGTTGTAGATTTTTGCGGCCACGAATTTGTAATTCGTACATTACGCCTTGAAGAAGAAATGCTGGCTGCTCTTGTAAGCAAAGAGTATATTGAAACTTTGGGTCAAGCTAAGGCTTGGATCGCCGCTCAAGTTGGTATGGCTTTAGTTTCCATTGATGGTAATGAAAACTTTTGCCCTCAAGCCAATCCAAATAAAAAAGATTATGCAAGAGCTAGATTTCAGTATGTGTCAAGGAATTGGTTTGAGCCAACAGTCAATTACATCTACGCCAGATACGCGGATCTAATTGAGCGTCAGGTCAACGCCTTGGAGGAAATGGAAAATTTATCTCAAGGGAGTCAGGATACCTTTATGGCCTCGCCCGAGTTTTCGACAGACAGGGCCGATTCTCTGCCTCCCGAGATAATGGAATTTCTGGACGAGGTTCCGGAGGATTAAATCGTCTTCAACAAAGGCTATTGATTTATTTACTTTACAGGGAAAATAAATCAGAGTCTGAAATTATGGAAATTGATTTCAAAAACCAAGTGTTTATTTCTAATCCAGAAATGTACGACAGATTGTTTAATGAAGAAGCTGTAGTTGACGAAAATGAAATTGAACAGATTGTTCCAGATAGTGAAGAAGCACTCAAGAAGATGATGCGTCAACTCAAAGCGGAAGGAATTATTTCATAGTTGATCGGGGCTATTTGAAATATTTCCTCCGCGATTGGCGTATTGATTTGGAGAATTTGGCGCTGATCTTAATGAATCGGCCCTTTGTACATCATTGTAGTTGCTTTCAGGCAAAATTTGACCAATTGCGCTGTATTCAAGAGCAAGTACAACCAAATACACTGGCCAAAAGCAATTAAAGAATGATTTTGTAAATAGAGTCAATGGCTCAAATGAGTTTTCAGGATTTTTGCCATTACGACGACGGCTAATCAGAAATTGAATGACTGTGATTCCAAGAATAAAAAGATAGTAAGTTATGAACATACTCACGATTGTAACGCATCTCTAGCATAATTACAAGAGGTATAATTTTATGGCAGATCAAACCAATGTAAACGTAGCGGGCGTTGATAATAGCGTCCTTCGTCAGATCACTGAAGCTCAAACTACGGGCATGAAGGACATTGGGACGCAGATGGACAGAATTGCTAAAAGTCTTGAAGCGCTTGAAAAAAAACTGCCTAAAGCCATTGCTCAAGCTATTAAAGAAACTTCGCAAATGGGCGCAAGTGGTGTTTCGCCACATGCAAGTAGGTCTGGTTCGCAAGCTAGTACTTCTACAAGTGGACCCGAGCCATTAGTGGCTAATCAAGGACAGTGGCGAGGAGGGCGATCTCCGGACCCATCTATGACTAATCAAGAGTTTCATAGGATTGGGGGATTTAGTCGTAATACATCTAAGGAAGCCGCTGCCGAGGCCGGGTTTATAGATGCTGAGGGCGAGGGTGATATAAAAGCTTATCGTCAACACATGCAAGAACAGGCTGCGGCTGCTGCAAAGCAATATGGAAATACAACGCCGCCTACTAGACTTGAAAAAGCTTGGTATGGTCGTCCGTCAGCCAATGCCAGTTTTTCTAGATCTAGTTCTCGACCGGGTGCAGATTTTTGGCAAACTCCAATGTCTAGCGGTCGATTTATGCCTAGATTTGGCGATGAAAATTATTCTCTTCAAGATTATGGTAATTTAGCTGGAGATATTTTATCCGGTGCTGGTTCAAAGTTAGCTGACAAAGCGCCGGTTGCTAGTGCCAATGCTATCGTAGCCGGAGAGATGCTTCACACGGCTTCTAACAAATATTTACCCGCAGCGGACATGGCTAATCGTATTTCTAAACCATTTTTTAAAAGAAGGGCTGATAGAACCGATTATGGTACTTTAGCTGGAGGTAATCCTGAAACCGGAGATATTGACGGTCCTCTTGGTTTTGGTGTAAGAACTAAAAGCGTTCTTACTAATGAAGCCACTCGTCGCGGAGCGGCCTTGCAACTTAGGGCTGCCTTTGATGCTAGGGGTGCTGGTTTGAATACCACTCAAACAAGTAATATTATAGGAGGCGTTGTTGGCATGGGTTATAAACCCAGTAGCGCCATGGGAACTTTTACTGATTCAAGTCAACAGTTTAATAAACTTGTTGCCGCTCAAGAAAAACTATATAAACGCGATCCAAATCTCATTAGTGAAGGAGAGACTCAATGGCTGGATCAAGCGGTTCGGTTCGGAGGCGGAGACGAAATTAAAAAGGCTGCTGAGGCAATGCTTAACCTTGCCGATGTTTCAAATAAAGCTTCAGTTAGCATTCCACAAATGCAGCAGGCAGTGTTTGCTTATACACAAACTTTGGCAAGTACCGGCGCTGCAAACCCTGCTATTTCAGCAGCAAATACTATTAGTGATTTTACGGCGGCAACAGGATTGCCCCCTCAAAGTTTTACTAAATTTGAAAATAATGGATTGGTAAAAGCTAACGCGATGGTTTCAACTGGGTTGGCCCCTTGGCAACTAGGACTTATGTCACCATCGCAGAAGATTGCAAATCAAAATAAAACGTTACAAGACATTATGCAAATGACACCTGTCGGCAGTGATACAAAAGAAATTAATCCTTACACTGGCAAAGAACAAATTACTGCAACTGGTAAACAAAAACAATTAGCAACGGCTAGCCTTTATACCGGCATGAGCGTTCCAGAAATTCAAAAAAGATTAAAATCCGCCAAAGAAATGGAAATTACTAGCAGGGTGTCGCAAGGGTTTGGAATTGATCAAGAAGGAAACATAAGTAATAATGACAAGGGCGGATACATTCAAGGCGGCGGCACTGAAGCTTGGGGTAAAATGAAAAAAGACCTTGAAAAGAAAGATTCTGGATTTAGTAAAGACGAAATCGAACAAATTGAAGACGCCGGTAAGACCGGAGGGTTTTTGGGTATTGGCGAGAGCGATTCTGGTGAAAGCGAAGAGGGGCGCAATGCTCAAGCTAAAAAATACAAGGAAATTATGGCAGAGCATCAAAAGAAAAAGAGTGACGCTGATGAAAATAGCAAACAGGATAAAATTATGTTTGATCTTACTGATAGCGCAAAGAAAATTCTTAAAACCGCCTCTGATAATAACAAGAGTAGTGCAAATGGCGGTGGACAACCTATCGTTCAAGCTGCTTTGGATCAAATTCCCGGCGGAAGTATTTTAGCGGACTTGTTAGGATAATTAATGGATATTGCAGAGTTAACATTTCATCACCCATCAATCACGCACAGTTTAGCGGTTAAAGTTAAACCAGATCAAATTGTTTGGAGTTATGGTTTAAATACCAAAAATTATCCAACTTTTGGCGGGGAAGTTGTACAAATTCTTTCTATGTACGTTGGCGATTTAAACATTAAAGGTATGGTTGGAACTTATAAAGAGATTGAAGAAATTTATAGTTGGTTTATATCTTACATGCAAAATGCAACTCAAGGTCGTAAGGGTGAAGAATCGTATGATACTCGCCCAGTAATTATGAATTATCCGCATAGGCAATGGACTTTTGAAATTTATCCTAAGTCGATTCCGGGGTTTCGTTATGGCAAAGATGTTGTGGCCCCAACTTGGGAATTAATAGCCGCTGTGTCAGAATATTCTGATAGTTTTAAAGACTCTATTTTAAGTAAAGAAATGTTTGCCGGTGAAGCGCAAGCTGGAGGATTTGAGCCGTTTGGAACTACTACTGGCGCATTTGATTATAAAGAAAATAATCCTTGGAGTGGACCTACTGATGCCGACACTGCTAAAAAAGAAAATAAAAAGATTGCCGACCACTATAACAATTTAATTAAAAGTTATCTTGAAAAAGATTGGTCTAGTATTGAAGCCGATTATTCAATTCCAAATACTCCTAAAGATTCAAAACAAACAAAAACATCATGAGTGACAAAAATTACCATCAAAATTACGAACCAAGTACTGGCCATCAAGAATTACCCCTTCAAATTCTTAACAACCCTATTGATACGGGTTATGCAGTTAAAACTAAACACAAGGGGGCCAATGATTCTAAAACTTGGAGCGGGATGCTCATTACAAACAATAATAATGTTTTAAAATTGTGGATTGAAGATGTTGTAATGGATTTTAGTATGTCTGGATCTGCGGGTCAAAGTCGTTACAGAAAACAATTTTATCCAAAGGCTTTTAATCAGCCAACTATGAAGGTGTCTGGCCGGATGCCCAATCAATTTGAATACAATAAATTGGCTTCATTTATTAGAGAAAGTCATTTTGATGCCCTTAATCAAGTAAATCGAAATATTGGCGAAGTTTTTGCAGATAACAAATATGACACTAATACAATTAGGTTCTTTATCAAAGGGACTTCATCTGGTACACAAACTCAACCTAAAAGAAATCTTAAAGGTAATCACTTGCCATTAGGGTTTAGAGGTTATATTAAAAACATTGCCGCCGGAGCAACCAAATTTGAATTCGCTCCACAGTTTAAATTTGATTTTGTTATTGCAAGTTCCGTTGACACTGGTCAAGTTGGTATTTATTCAGACACCCTAGACCTTGGAACTCAAATTATGTCTTGGATGGATTTGTTTAAAAAATATCATTTTTCTTGGAAGGCCGGTCAACCCATGCTTGATTCAGGCAAAGTATCCCCTCCTGATTTTTCAGATCAAACCAGTGGCGACTCACTTGTTGATCTTATGCCACAATCTGATTTTAATCAATTAGGTCCAAATGGGCTAGGTGCACCTCCTCAAAGCGGCTCTCAAAGATAATACATATGAAAAGATTAGTTTATTCCCCGCAAATTAATGCTTGGGTGAAGACAGACACGGGGGTTTTTGATTTAAGCCCATATATAACAGGATACAGTGTAAATCGTAAAGTTAATTCAGTTAGTTCAGCAGAATTAACTTTTAGAAACCCAAAAGTTACAAATTCTGATGGGTCGTCTCGTTATCTTTTTACAGAATTTGAAACAAAAGAATCAAATGGCTCAATGTCTTATCGTCCCATGTTTCATCCCATGGACCCAATTATTATTACCCTGACGCGCCTCAAGGGTCATCCAGTTCAAGTATTTACAGGTTATTGCGATTCTTCGCCCTACGTTCAATTGTTTCCGGGAACTGCCCGCCTCACAGCGTCCTGCACTTTAAAAAGGTTAATGTACACTTATTGGGATCCGGGACTGGCTTTTGTTACTACTTATCTTTCCAAGTTAGGTTGGATGCCAACAGCGCAAGGGTTGACAGTAAATGCTGGAGTTGAAGGCAACGGCGAAGCTACTTTAAATGACTCATCCATAAGTTATTTATTATATCGCATATTAATGGACATTGGCGGCTGGGATCATAACGATATCTTTATTCAAGAGCTTCCTGATAAACAAATAAGCGCCGCAGTTACGGCACTATACAAAGATTTAACCGGTGACGCCAAAGCTTCATTTAAAACTTTTTCTGATTTCTTAGATCAAATAATTGGCTATGGCAACCTTGGTGGCGGTGGCGGAACTACAACGACATCTGCAACTGATTCAAGCGGAACCACTGGTGGTAATCCAAGCGGTCAAGCGGCAGCAGTTGGTTATCCACTTGGCGCAAAGGGAACTTTTGCCGGAGGTCCCGGACAGGGCACTCACACTTGGGGAGGCACATTTAACAATTGGCAATCTTGTAATGCGGTTGATATTTTAGTTCCCAATGGAACCTCTGTTTTTGCTGTTGACGATGGAACAATTACAAGGGTCGGTGGTTCATATAGCGGAGGAGCCGCTCGCACAGATGGATTCACATGTCATTTAAAAACTAAAGACAATGAGTGGTTTTATCAACATAATACCCGTTTAATTGTCACAGATGGTCAAAAAGTTAAAAAGGGCGACCCTATGGGGTTGTCAGGATCAGGAAACGGAGTTCCTCATTTGCATATTGCCTGCACAACTGGAAATCCAGTTAAACTCATTGGAAATATTCCGGGAGCGCCGTCATGAAAAGATTGGTTTACTCGCCGCAAATTAACGCTTGGGTTAAAACAGACACTGGTATTTTTGATTTAAGTCCTTATATAACATCTTATGGTGTTACTAGAAAGGTGAATGCTGTTAGTAGTGCAGAATTAACTTTTAGAAACCCTAAAGTTGAATGTAGCGATGGTAAATCAAGGTTTCTTTTCACTCAATATCAAACAATGGAATCGGACGGTTCGACATCATATCGCCCCATGTTTCACCCGATGGATCCTATTGTAATTACCCTGACACGCCTTAAAGGTCATCCCGTCCAAGTGTTTACAGGTTATTGTGATAAAACCCCATATATTCAATTGTTCCCCGGAACTGCTAGCTTAACAGCGTCTTGTACTTTAAAACGATTATTGTACACTTATTGGGATCCCGGACTAACTTTTGTTATTGAATATTTAAGTAAATTGGGTTGGGGTGGCGACGGAGGAAAAATTAACCTTGGCGCAGAAAAGAATCGCAGCAATGATTTAAATGATTCGTCTATAGGTTATTTGCTCTATCGCATATTGATAGACGTTGGAGGCTGGGATGATGCTGACATATTTATTCAAGAATTGCCTAATAAACAAATTCAAGCTTCAGTAAAAGCCATTTATCAAGATTTAACAAAGGATGCCAAGGCTTCATTTGAAACTTTCTCTGATTTTTTGGATCAAATCATCGGTTATGGAAATCTTGGGTCGGGTGGAGGAGCCACAAATGTCAGTCAAACAAATTCGTCTGGTACGAGTAATTTGGCACCCGCTACTGAAAACGTGGTAACTAACAATATGTCTGAAAATGCAATACCTTGGACGGATTCCGGTCGTGGATCAACTTATGGGTCAAGTCATAAATATAATTATACTGATCCCGACGACAATAGTTACGGTAGTCAACCCCCGGCATCTGGTTTAGATCCAGACATCCCCGGAATCGCAACAAGAAGAACTGCTGGCGCGGGTAATAATTTGAATTGGTATGTAGTGAGATCCCCCAGCGGTCGTGCAGCAGCATTACCTCAATCAGATTGGGGTCCCAATGCAAATTCGGGACGAATTGTAGACGTTAATACACCAGCCGCCGTTGGCGTATTTGGCTATAGTCAGGCTAGTGATCATAGCGTTAATTTTCCAACGGATCAAGGATCTTGGAAGTTATATTTTTGCGGTCAAGGAAGTAGTGGAAAAACTAAAGCTGAGCGCATAGTCAGGGACGGAAAATTGTAAAATGAAACGACTTGTTTATTCACCATCAGTAAACGCTTGGGTTAAAACCGACTCTGGTATTTTTGATTTAAGTCCCTACATAGTCAATTTTTCTATTAATCGAAAGGTCAATTCTACAAGTACGGCTTCTATTTCATTTAGAAATCCTAAAGTTGAAAACCCTGATGGCGTTTCAAGGTTTTTGTTTACTCAGCACCCAGTTCAAGAATCAGATGGTTCAATATCTTATAGTCCAATGTTTCACCCTATGGATCCAATTATTATCAATTTGACTAGATTAAAAGGTCATCCAGTTCAAGTTTTTACTGGATACTGCGATAAAACACCTTACATACAATTGTTTCCCGGAACTGCTAATTTGACAGCATCTTGTACTTTGAAAAAACTTATGTATACATATTGGGATCCGGGGCTGCCTTTTGTTAATCATTATTTGATGGAAAGAGGTTGGACCCCTGCAACAGGAGGAACTGCTAATAATGCTAATGCCGAGGCATCTAAATTAAATTTAAATGATTCTTCATTAGGCAAATTATTATATGATGTATTAATGGATGCCGGAGGTTGGAGTCATGACGATATATACATTCAGGAATTACCCAGTCAGCAAATAAGTGCTGCTGTAAGTGCGCTGTATAAAGATTTAACTGGGGATGCCAAGGCCTCGTTTGAAACTTTTAGAACGTTTTTAGATGAAATTATTGGCGTTGGTCAACTTGGTGGCGGAAACGCTGGAATGGCTCCTACTCCGACCTCTACGCCTACAAGTGGCACTAGTGCGCCTCCATCTAGGGGCGGCAATTATAGCAAACGTCAATTAATAGATCTTTGGAAGGCAAATGGGGGTAATGCAGGAAATGCAAATATGGCCGCAGCAATTGCGTTAGCCGAATCCAGTGGCACCTCTAAAGAAGTTGGTGGTCCAAATACTGATGGGTCTTATGATGTTGGACTTTGGCAAATTAATAATAAAGCTCACCCTAATTATTTTCCTAATGGGAGCTATGATGATATGAAAGATGCTAACAAAAATTGTAAAGCGGCTATTACTCTATCTTCAGATGGGTCTAATTGGGGACCTTGGTCAACATATCACAACGGTTCATATAATCAGTATTTGTAAAGCTATACCGTTACTAAATATATAGAAAGAGTTAAATTATGACTAGACCAAAGAACCCAAACGCAAATTCAAACGCGCAATCCGCTCAGCAAATTAAAGATGCCGAGGATCGCAAACACGTTCATAAACCATTTAAGGTTTCTGAACCGTCAGTTTCAAGTGGAGGGGAATTTGGTGCTTACCGCCCAGCAAATGGTACCACCGCTGCTCACAACCACGGCGGAAACGATTATCCCATGGATCCGGGAACAGAACTTTATGCAATGGTTAAATCCCGAGTTACATATGTAGGAACTTGGAGCGGCGGAGACGGAAATCTTATTACTTTAAAAGCTCTTGAAGACAGGGGAAGTATTAAAAAAGGCGATCAATTTGGTTATGGCAGTTCTGGTCAAGCGAGCGTTACAGATGGTCAAACTGTTGAAGCTGGTCAAAAAATTGGCGTTAGTGGAAACATGCTTCATGGTTCCGGGGTTCACCTCTGGATGCAAAGACCGGCGGGAGAACCGGGCGGAGATGGCAATTTTGATAGCGCCCCATACGTACATTATACTTATGGCGGGTCGGCAACCGAATCGGGGAGCACCTCTCCTAGTAGTGGTAACAATGATGGATCGGGTGCTAGTAATGCAAGTAATAATTACACAACTGATCAAATTGCTAAAGGTGCGGCATTTTCTACAATTCTTTCTTTTCCAAGTGCCGTAAATTCAGTTGAATCTAACGCCTTAACCGGTCAAAGAAGTATGCTTAATGATGAACCACTATTTCCCTTTATTGAACAAATTTGCGGAGCTTCATTAAGAAATTTTATGTCAATGCCCGATGGCAAATTTTATGCGTTTTACCCTGATTATTTTGGTGGATTTCATCGTCAACCATACTGGAACATTTCAGATATTGAAATTATCAGCGGTAAAATTGATTTATCAGACGATAATTTAGCAACTCATGTTTTTGTTGTTGGTGATACTCAAGGTGGCGAAGGTGCAGGATATGGGTTTGGAACTATTGATTATGTAGACGAAATGAACACCACTGGTGTTATTAACATCTTTAATGCATTTCAAACTGGGTTTTTAAATGGTAAACCATCAGATGGCAAATCTAAAGATCCCGGCAATAAATCTCCTGATGAATTAGACAAAGAAGGAGCAATTAATTTTCTTAAAAAATACGGAGCCAGAAAGTACATGGAGCCAGTAGCAGCAGTCAGGTCTCCCATTTATGAAACTTTCCTAGCATTTCAAAGATTTTGTTTACTTTGGGCTAAACAATTTGTTACATCGTTTGAATTTACATTTATGCCTGAGCTTTTTCCCGGAGGCATAGTTGCATTTCCAGAACATGGACTTCAATGCTATGTAGAAGAAGTTGTTCACTCCGGATCTTATCAAGACGGATTTACTACTGTTGCTCAATTGTCCGCTCCATCTGCGTTGCGAGATGCTGATCAAGGATCTGATAAAGATTGGATTCACTCTGGAATGATTAGAGCATTTGTTAATGAAACCGTTGCAGTTCCAAAAGCAAGTACTACTCAAACTCACAAAGCTAAACCTGCTTAAATCTAAATGGCCGTTCATCATCATATTAAACCGGGACTAACCGCCCGCTCAATGGTAAAAATTCTTACCGTTGACCCTTCAAATAGAAAAATTGAAGGGGCGTTAAAAGACGGCGGCATTGTTCATATTGCAACTTTTGATGCCGATCCAGTTTTTGTTTGGCCCAGAGAAGGCGAATATTGGACTGTACGCAAAGATAGCGGAATATGGAAACTTGATAAAAGACTTGACACTTATGATGATCATAAAATTGATGATTTGAATCCCGGCGAAGCTAAAATTTACGCTGACACAATTACTACAAAATCCGGTAAAAACGTTGTCGCTGTTGACGATAGTTCGGCAATTAATAATCAGGTTCTTTCTTTTGTTGACGGCGAATGGGTTTTAGCTAATAGTTACGATGGCGCTGTTGGTCCACAAGGACCTCAAGGTGAAAAAGGAGATCAGGGTGATACAGGCCCGCGTGGACTCCCCGGCGTTGACGGCACAAATGGTATTAATGGAACAAACGGGAGTAACGGAGCTACAGGTCCTACTGGTGCAATTGGACCTCAAGGTGTTCAAGGACCTCAAGGTGATCCGGGCGGGGTTCAAAATGTATCCGGTACAAATGGAATAAGTGTAACGGGAACTACTTATTATCCAATTGTTGGGTTAGCATCTGGAATTATAACTGCGGGAAATTATGTCAAAGTTGGCGTGGACACGTATGGTCGTGTGGTTTCAGGGTCTAGCACTATTTTTAATAGCGACATCGCTCCCGCTGCGGGAATCGACGTTTCAAAGTTGGCGTACAGTACAATCTCCGGTGTTTCTTTAGGTGGCAACTTAACTGATTTAACTTCGGGAGCGGGAATTAGCACTTTTTCTTATAATGGATCTGCTAGTAAATCAATTGCCATTGACAATGGCGTTGTTGCAACTCTTTCAGATAATCAAATTTTAATTAATAAAACCCTTGATGATACATCTACTTACATTCAAAATGTAAGCGGCGTTCAAACTCAAAACACTTTAAGCAAAATTCCCGGCACAATTACCGGAACATTTGTTGATAAAAATGGAGTGACTCAAAATTATCAAAGTAGTGGTTCTAGTCAATCGGGAACTATACAGCAAAATTTAACTAAATATAAAGGACAATTTTGGAATTCAACTATAAGTGGTCAATTATATCAAGTAAATCCAAATAATATTTCTGATGGCCAAGTTGGTCTTACACAATTATCTATAACTTATGGAAACGTCAAAAAATTTAAATTTGATGCTGCTTCTATTACGGTAGGAGCAACTAGAACGTTAACCATTCCAGATGCCTCCGGTACGATTGCCCTTCAAAGTTATGCAGATGCACTTACACCTTCAGGTACGCCGGGGTTTTATACTATTCCCAATGGTGGATCTACGGCAACAACAATCGCAATGAGTTCTAATACAGCCTATGCAATAAGGTTTACTTGCCCATCTTATTTAGTTGCAGCGAAAGCGTTATTCAATGTTACAAGTTCAAATACGGGAGGGTTAGTAGATATTTCAATTTTTGATGCCACGGGTACTACAAGAATTGCAACTGGACAAATTTCTACAGCCACTACGGGAGTAAAAACTGCAACCTTTGGAACTGCCACAATTCTTCGTCCCGGAGTAACTTATTGGCTTAATATGTGGGCTTCTGTTGCTGCAACAACTGTTACGGCTCACACGCCAACATATGCATGGCTAGGAACCACTTTGTCCACGGCTCAAGCTTGGTCGCTTAGTGGACAATCTGTTAACCCTTCATCGCTTTCAGGCGGAGCGTCTGCCAGTTCGGGTCCAATTGCCGCCATTTCGCCATAGTTTAGCTTCACATACAACAACTCCGCACAGTTAATATATGATATGACTTGGAGCTTACAATTAACACACGGAGAGCTTGGAAGAGATGGAGTTAGATTAGCTAAAGCCATTGATGAGAAAAAACTTGTTCAAGATTTAAGAATTCATTTGTTGCAACAAATGGGCGTTGATAATCTACATCCAGAGTTTGGATCTTTATTAGATGGCGGCGTAACGCCTGACGGCGTAGCTCATGAAACGGTCATTGGAATGAGTGATAAAGACAGAGCCAAAATGATTATTCAGGGCGAAATTTATCGAATTGTTAATGAATATCAAAGTAAGCAACTGGCTAGGGCTAAAAGAGACAAAATGAGTTATGGTAAGGCAACTCTTACTCCAAAAGAAGTGGTTTTTAGCATTAACTCTTTAAATATTGTTGAACATTTAGACGCATTTCAAGTTACAATTAAACTTACAACGGCATCAAAAACCTCTCAAATTTTAAATTTAACAATTAATAATAACTAATGGCTACTCAAAAAGATATTGCACAAAACATGATTGACCAGCTTCGGGCAACCGACCCTGCCATTTCAGCAGAGGTTGGAACCCCTGAGCGAATGATTATTGATACTGTGGCTCAAGCCTTGGCTGAAGCTCAAATTGATTTAAATGTTCTTCAAGGTGTTCTTGATGTTGACGCAAAAATTGGTAGCGATCTTGATGCGTTTTTGGCACTGTTTGGATTTGGTCGCCAGCAGGGTACTCAATCAACTGGTTATGTAAAATTGGGAAGGGATACATCTGCGGTTGCAGATATTCGCATTCCTGCCGGTACTCAATTTATTGCGCGAAATACAAATACCGACAACGCAAATGTCGTATTTTATTCTACTAGTAGTGCCACCCTAAGCGCAAACGCAACTTCTATCATTGTTCCAATTGCATGTCAAGTTAATGGAGTGGCTGGTAATGTAGACGCAAATAAAATTACAGAACCATACAATAAACCAATTGTGGGCATTACATCTATTAACAATGATTATGCAACCTCAGGAGGCGTAGATCCAGAAGGTGACTTAGAAATAAAAGCACGATTTAAAGCAACCGGACCATTTAGAAATCTATCTGGCACCGAAAGTCAATATCTTGCCACGGCTATTTCTACTTATGCTAAAAAGGCAACTGTTGTTGGGCCTATTACAAGGTACAAAGAATACATTCAAGTGCCAGCGGTTGATGATGCAACTGAATATCAAGGCTATACAGGCAACGGCGCTCAAAATCAATACACAACAGCCCTTTCTATTAATCCAAATGCTAAATACGTTTATGATAATGTCGCTTATCATTTAGCCAATGATCAGACTGTGCCAATAACTCATTACACGCAAGACTTGGATTTTGTAATGAATTTTACTGGTACATCAAAAAATAGAGGCGATGCATACAGAGAGTATTTAAATAATGTTGATATTGACCCTTCAAGTGCGGCTGCCAGTAATAGACCATCGGTAACAATTAATAACGTTTGGACGGCTACCAATCTTACCAATAAACCCGCAACGACTATAGCTCCCGGCGATATTCTTTTAAGCGAATACTCTTATCTTTCTAAAGCTTCTAGAAACGATTATGAAAAAGGAGTACTTAACTGCGTCGATGTTTATGTAAATAATAACGACTATCAACTTGCAACTGCGGTTATCCCAAGGCCCGGAGTTAATATTCCTACAATCAAATTTACTACCGATTCGTCAAACGCTTTTTATATTAAAAATTTTGCAAGAATGAATGAACCCGGTCATTGTCCAGTAGACGGTAACATTTTTACACCGTTATTTAATCAACCAGCCGCCGACCTTCCAGATTCAATTAGTTTGAGTGACACTACATTTTATAAAAACATTCATTATTGGGCCGTTCAGGATGTTACGCCAATCGGTGGCACCGTTCGCGCCCGTAATGGCATTGAATGGTCATCAACAATTCGTGGAGCAAAAAGCGGAGATATTTCTTCGGGTCCATATACCGGTCAGTACATTTTACAAAAGAAGCTTGAATCAGCTTTAACAAATGTTGTTTATGATGTAAGTATTGCGGCTAGTACGCCAACGACTATAACTTTGGCTACGCAACTTTCTAATGATGGGGCTACTGCGGTTAAAGCCGGAATGAGCGTTACTGGAACGTGTTTTCAATCAGGAACCATTGTTACACTTGTCAATGGAAATACCATAACATTAAATAAAGCAACCACAAATACTCTCGCAGTCACAAGTACAACCGCGACGTTTGGTTATTCAATTGATGGAACGGGATCAACGGCTCAAATTGTAGTTCCAAATACGGGCGAATGGCCTTCATCGGGAACGGTACTAATAGATAATGAATACATTCAATATTCTGCTACTAGTTCATCTGGCAGCCCTGTAAGTACTTATACTGCAACAACATATTCTTCCCTTAACTCTATTGCTTTAACTGGACTTACAAGAGCTAGCGATTCTACTTTAATTAACTCGCACGATATTGGATCCAGTGTTTATCTTAAATACAGCGATGCAGATACTTCAGTAACAGTTAACCAGTATAAATTTGATAACAATATTTACACTTTGCAGGGCGCATTAGAAGGCGTCAAGCAAGTTACCACCGATGTTTTGGCTCATAAAGCCAAAGTTAGGTACTTTAAACCAGATATTACAATCATGTCTAATTCGGGCGTTAGCCTCTCAACGGTCAAATCGTCTATTCGTCAATCTTTGTTAACTTATTTTGAGGGTAGTTATTTTGGCAGCACAATTCAATTATCAGATCTTTTACAAATTATTCATAATACACCCGGCGTTGATAATGTCAAATGGTCAAAAGATTTAATTTCAACAATTAAGAGTGTTTCTTATCCTGTTATATCGGCAAAAGTTGAAAGTGCTCTTAAACCAAAAGAATACACTTATACTACTACCACTAACCACAAAATGTCGGTTGGTGACACCGTTACAATTAATGGTTCTAGTATTGACGCTTATAATGGTTTGTTTGCAATTAAATCCATTCCAACGGGAACTAAAAATAAATTTGTTGTTACAGGGTCAACGGCATTTTCAACTACAAGTGCTCCATCATTTACTTCTGATTCTCCAAGTACGGTAAACAGTGGCACTGCCTCTATGCCTGACGGGACAACAACATTGACATTGAACGCGGGCATTCCAGACGATTGGACGGTTGGATCAACGGTTTCACGTATTAAAGGTGGATCCATTAATAGTAGCGGCATTACAGCATCTGGCACCACTTATACTGTAAATGCAACAGGTCATGGTTTAGCTAGTGAATCAACGGTTGTTATTAGCGGCGTACAGGATTCTCGTCAAACGACCACCAGTGAAACCTCTCCTACGGTTACTAAAACTCCGTCAGCCACAACGTCTTCAGGAAATAATGTTCTTTCTTTTTCAAGCGCCGTTACAAGCAGTGTGTCGGTCGGAGCACTCGTCAGTAGTGGAACAAAAATTCCGTCTGACACGTATGTAACAAATATTGATAACACCTCTTCTCCAAAAACCGTGACATTAAGCGCAAACGCAACTAGTAATATTACAACTAACGACACAATAACATTTACCCATGATGACAACGTTATTGCCGTTGTCAGTGCAACCGGTATTGCAATTGATCAAATTGTGTCAGGTGCGGGGGTTTCAGACTCTCTTAGCGCCACAACCTCAAGTGGTAATTCAACAACAACAACTAGTAAAACTATGGTTTTGTCCTCCGAGCTTCCAGCAAATTTTGGAGTTGGATCGGTAATTACTCATACTAGTAGTTTATCTAGTGGGACATACATAACTTCTGTAAATTCAGCAAGAACTACAATAACTTTAAGCGCATCGCCTACAGCAACCATTGGCGCTGGTGCGTCTGTCACAATTTATTCTAATCAAACGGTAGTAACAAACGTTGACGGCAACCTTATTACTTTAAATAAAAGCCTTTCATCTGTTGCGTCCGGGGCGGTGTTAATTTTTACAGGGGTCAGCTCTGCTTATAATAACAAATTTACAATAAGTTCTGTCAGCACAGATTCATTTCAAGTAACTGGAACGGTGTCATCTCCAGTTAGTAGTGTTGGAAACACTGGTACATTTGCGGGAACCCCGGCAAGCTTAGGAGGATTTCCTTCTACTAATAGTCCAACAATTGTTTCAAAAACTGCTACTACAGTAACTTTGAGTGCACCTGCATCAAATGGTGGCGTCTCATCTACTTTAAGTACAACAGATTATTTTAACGCCTACGAAGTAATCGGGTCTGCAACTGCAAACTTATTAGGAACTACTGATGCAGACGGTAACCCTAGAACTAGATTAACAGAAACCAATGTATATGGTAATCCTGTTGTAGGCGCAGTATTAGACAAAGTGTACGTTGGAGGAAATAGTTCTGGCAATGCTACTAAATACAATTTTTATTTTACTGGAAATCCGACTACTGGCACAATTCAAATTAATTTTAAATCTTTGTGCTCTGCAATTATTGATGTTGATGTTTTAGAAAATTTTGCAACGGCATCTTTAGCTTGTAATTATATTCAAAATCAAATTAATAATGCGTATATATCATATGATCCGTCTGCAACAAGTGGATTAGTTACGGTTGCACTTTCTAGTAAAACGTCTACGACAACTTTAGTTCCTGATGCGTTAAACCCATTTGTTATTACGTTTAATAATGCTGGCCTTAATGCAGATTTTAATCTGTCAAATATATTCCTTGAAGGAGCATCGGGATCTTACAATTCTGACTTAGTTATTGGCGATGACGAATTAGCAACTTTACCGGATGGAACATCTGTTAACGGTTCGCTTGACCTTTCATCCGTTATGACTATTAGAACAAAATCTCAATCTACTTGGAATATAGCCTAATGTCATTTACTGGATTTACTGGAACTACAAATATTCAAACAATTGATCAACGTTATTTTGTTGAGGCAATTCATGGCGCTAAGCATCCATCTAGTTATTTAGATAAATTTCCAGACAACATTTTTAATACGTCTCCCGACGCTGTTTTATATAAATTAATTTATGCGCTAATTGGTCCTGCTGGCGTAGCGTCTCTAAAAAGGGGTTATTTTGAAGCTCGTTTAAAATTTGAAGAGATGGGATTAGAGTCGGCTCAATTAGAAAGTTTTTATGCTAACCCAATGGGATTTGGCAGAATTGCCGAAGAAACTTTTTCAGAAGATGTAACAGGTTTATTAAATAATGATATTTGGTCAAAAATTAAATCTAAAGACCAAGCGTATAAAAATCGCGTTTTAGATTTTATGCATGCCGCTCGTCTTGGTGGTACTCCTGAGGGTATGCGATACGCCGCTAAATCGGCACTGGGTAGAGACGTAAACATTGTAGAGGGTTATGAATACGTTTTTGATCAAAACAGCGATCAAATTGTTGGTTTTAAAAATGCAATTGAACCTAATAAAGATGGAATTTATAGCACCGAAAAGTTTGCAATTGTTCCTAATCCAGAAACAAGCGGTTCTATTATTCAAACAATTACGTTTGATCCAATTCCTAGTTTTGGAACGTTTACCATCTTATACAAATTTGTTAACACTCAACCCATATCTTATTCAGCGACTGCTTTAGATATTAAAAATGCGCTATCGCAAAACAGTTCTATTCAAAATAATATTATTGTTTCTGGTACTCCTAGAACCGGTATTAAAATTCAATTTGTTGGCCCAATTGGACACAACAATGATAACATTTTATCAGTAGACGCGGCGGGTTTGTCATCATCAACAAATTCTATTTGCTCTGCAACGGTGCAATCAAACTCCGGAGTTATTTCTACAAACAACGAATTTACTTTTGTATCTCCAGAATCTAAAAAACATTTAGAAGTTGCAATTGACAAGTTGCGACCAATAAATGCTTACCCTGTATTTGTATCCGGTCAAAGCGATTGGAATCAAATTGCTCCAAGTCCAGAGTCTACTCCGCCAATTTCATCCAGTAATTACACTACTGTTGTTAGACATGTAACTGGAAATAGTCAAGTGCCTTGGCCTGAAAATACCAAGAAAACACTTGATTGGATTAAACCCAATGAAGAGGTTGAGGCACCAATTCTTAAAAAAGATTTTAAAGAATCTTATCAAAATTTTCATGAAATTAATAAAATTTATGCATATTCGCAAGACGACTCTGATTTATCTATTGTTCAAAAACAATTAAATTATAACACGGGATCGTTTAATCCTAACCTAACAAGAAAAATTACATATTTAAGTCAGTTTAATGATGCAAAATATAATCAAACAAATTTTACTCCAGATTTAGCTGTTGCTGACCATTTCAAACCGCGAACTGCCACCAGCTACGATTTAAATAGCGACACCCCGTTAATTGATGGAATTTACCCAGCATCTTATTTAAATTTACCGGGCGTAGCTAGAAAACAAACCAATGATCTTTTTTGGGCTTCTGTTTCAAAGAACAATGGATCAGAATACCTTGAAGTTGATTTTGGTAAAACTAGGGCTGTAAACTTTTTAAGTTTTGAATTTTTAAAATCCCCTGCCTCCGTGAGCATCTGGTATGACACCTATGATTATGAAGGGTATAGAAATTTTGTTCAAGTGTCAAAGGAACAACTTCCGGGGACAACAGAGACTTATGAGTTTGATACAGAGTTTAGTTATTACGCTGACGATTTATCTCCTTGGGAGTACGTCACTTATAATTTTAAAGACTCAAATCAAAATATTATTTATACAAGATATTTAAGAATAAAATTTGATAGAAGGTTTGATTCTTCAAATGGTAATTTTGTAAAAAATTGGTTAACTAATAATAACAACGATAGTGACGTTTGGCCAATTTGTGTAAAAAATTTAAGGATTGGTAGGACGGTTTAATGGCAACTTCTAAAACAGTAGCAGCAAGTACTAGCACAATTACTACTGCTAGTTATAAAATTGTAGACGCAACTGACACCACAAATCCTGTAAGCTATTACACGTTTACCACATCCGCTGCGCATAAATTTGTTCAAGGTATGACAGTTGCCATTAGTGGAGCAACAAGCGGATACAACGGTTCATTTCTTATTGACACAATTGTAGACTCGTACACTTTCATAGTTAAAAATGCGAGCGTCATAACGCCGCAATTTGGATCTAATACCGTAACAGCAACAAGTAGTGATTACACAACCACTTTTGATACATCTGGAATTCAATTAATGAACAGCGTTGAGTTTTTTGTTGACGGAAGTAAAGATAATCCAATCGTTGCTACCCCTGCAATTAAAACTGAAATAGATTTAAGCGGTTTTATTATTAATCAAAATAAAACAGATTCAACTTCTTTTAATCAAACTAATTACTTGTTAGATTTAGATGGAACAACTATTTTAAAAACATTCGCTCAGGAATTTCTTTTACCTCAAAATTTTGCGCGTAACAATAGATACCCAAAAATTACTGGCATTCATTTAAACGCTAATACCAGCGCTAATTATCAAATTACATACAGCATAGAAACTTATAATGCTTCGTATGAATGGAAGCAAATTTTTAAAGGAACTCATACTGCAACAAATCAAACTTCTGGTCCAAAATGGATTCAAATTAACTTTGCATCGTTTACAATTGATCCTAAATATGTCAATCAAAAATTCAGAATTGTTGTACATGGATTGACTGGCATAACGGGATTTTATTATTCCGAGCAATCTTCATTTGAGCAAAACGATTGTTTTGTTACTGATCCTACTATTGCGTCCCCTTATCGAACTAATACAATTTCGGACCCTAGGGGTGTTACTGGAAACAAATGGAGTGTATATGCCGGTACCAGTGCGAGCTACACTAAAATTTCAAATGTTTTTGACGGCCCTGCAAATACAGGACTAACAACTTCGTATAAAGTTACGGTAACTCCGACAGATTACGGAGGGATCACTACAAACGCCACAGGCGGGGATACTGGCTCTGGCACACGCACGGGAATGAAAGAAGACGGTTATCTTTCCATATCCGCTGGAGAAAAAATTTCTGTTTCAGCTTGGTTTAAAGCTGGGGAAGCAGCGGGCAACGTTAGAATCAATGCTTACTTTAGAGATTCTTCTGGAACGTTTGCCGGTTCGGTTCAAAATGCAATTCCAATTTCTATAACAACTGATTGGGTAAATTTAACTGGGACGTTTACCGCTCCCGCAAATGCGGCTTGGGCAACATTTTATGTCTCTTGGGAAGCATTGACTAATAACAGGTTAACTCCTTATACGGTTCAATACACTGGTTTTATCATGTCCGTAAGTTCAACTATACCAACATTTTTTGACGGCAATTCAACAGATGCAAACTGGCTTGGAACTGCAAACAGGAGTCAATCAGTAATAAAAGAAAAAAGAATTAGAAAAAATCAAAATGCAGTTGCCGTTCGTTTTAGGTTGATGGGTGACGTTGCAGATGACGGAACGGATATTTTTGGAAATTCATATCGTTCATCAATATATAAACAACCCGTTGAAAATGTAATTGATTTAAACACAGACACTTGGTGGATGTCTAAAGCAAATCCGTCTAAATACGGAGTAGAAAGTTTATATTTTGACCTTGGTAAAAAAGATGTTGTGGAGGCTTTGTTTGTTGACCCTGTTACACCAAACGTGAATTTTAATGTTTATTACATCAATGGCAATGAGCAACCCAATGGTTCATCATCTACAGACTTTGATTCTATGCTCTGGACTAGGGTTCCTAAGCAATTTAAAGCCACTAAGCGTCAAAACTATGCGTTTCCTACTTCAGTATTTGCTAGGTACTTTAAAATTGAATTTACTTCGCTTCAAGCTCAACCTTATGTAACTGGAGATTTTCAAAAGACAGTTTTATATAAAAAATATCCTCAATGGGTTTTTGATTACTTTTTATCAATTTACGCTTTTAATAAAAATGAAACCTATGATCCTTTTACGGCTAGCAAAGTAAACGTTTCATTTGATTTATTACAGCTTGCTTTTAATTATTATAAAAATGACATTATTCAAAATAATATGAAAGCAGATGATATTAAAACTGTTGACGAGTCCGCTGCTAATTTAGATCAAATGGTTAAAAATTTGCTATTAAAAAATGCAGATGGTGTTGATTCTCTTGATTTGACAACTTATTCAAAAGTAAAAACTGCGCTTGATCCTTTCATGGATCATCCGGTTAATAGGTCTACCTTTGATTCAATAATTGCAGGAATTACTTTGTCTAATGCAAATTATAATAATTACCCAATTGAGGATAAATTAATTACTGTAGCAAATACCGGTGACGTTTCTACTCATAATAGAAATCATTTAATTCAAGAAAAAACAATTCCCCATATGTATTTTTTCTTACCGTCCCGTCACTCTTATAGAGAAGCAGTTGCAAAACTTCAAAATAATAAAGCTTATTTTGTGGGCATTAAAGAAATTGCTTTTCAGAGGCGCGATCATAAAATTATTTCAAATAATGACATGTATGTAATATCTGGCGGAGATGTCATTAATTCAGAATTTAATACGTTTACACTAGACGGAGAAAGTTGGACATCTAAATGAGTAATTACACATCATATGATGTTGCCAAAAACAATAAAATTAATATTATTTCTGATGAGTTTGACAGCTATACGGGCGAATGGAATAATTTACTTTCTTACGATGCATCACAAACGGGTCAACTTAAAAATCAAAAGCATACTGACATCCGCTCATTTTATGTTCCTAAATCTTTACCTAGTTACGTTTTATATTTAAACAATAAAACCGTAAACTCTTCTTCTCTTCAAGGCGTTCAAGTTCAAAATTTAAAAGGACAAATTGACGTTATTAAAAGTGAAAATTGGTTGGTTTCTGGACCATCCGGTTCTGCTGTATCCGTTGGAGTTCAGTCATCATATAGCAATTGGTACGGTTTAACTCTTACCTGCCCTGTTGGACAAACAATTGCAACTTCAACTTTGTCTGATAATTTACCAATCATTTTAACTGCATATAACCCTGAAACAGATTTCATAACTATTTCTATTCCAAGCGGAGTTACAAATATTACTTTGGCAACTTCTTCCATTGCATTTAGTAAAACAAATAGTTTTGCAACATCTAGCGATTATGATGAAATTTTCTTTAACGATCCAGACATTCAATTTATTGGGTCTGGAACGGCAAAAGAATTACGCATTCCTTTATTTAAATTAGTTAATTCAATTGGTGGCATCGTTTCAGTTCGGTTTAAAATTGTGGCCGTCAGTGCAACGGTTACATTTAAATGTTTATCCATCCGATGCATTTCTGATAATTGGGTTTATGCTCCAGTTGATATAAATACGCAATGGGGTTTAGTTGCATCTACGCCTAGTTTAAATGGATCTGCGTTGAGCGGTACAGCAAACACCGATTATCCAAATTGGCCAATTAATTCTAATTCCAGTTATTTGCCAACCGTATGGCCCGCTTTATATAAATCGTATAGTGATTCTATTACAACTGGTAGTAAACCTCTTTTTAATGATGGCGAAATGGAAGTTTGGTTTAATTCTGGAACTTTATCTGCTGCTACAAATTCAATTAGTACACATTTCAGACTTGGTAATCAAAAATCTCAACAGAATGACTTAAATTTAAAAACACAATCTGCTCTTGAAAACTTACAAACACTAGATGCAATAAATAGTACTGTATCAGATTATCTTCAAAAAGATATAAGTAGAATTCCCGGAAAACTTGCAAATAATTACTCAGCCGGTCCAACATCTACTTTGTCAGGTGACATTAGTGATACCGCCACTAGCATAACGGTGGCCGATGCTTCAGGGTTTCCAACCGGTGGTGGGCTATTGGCAATTCAATACACCTATAATGATCAAACAACAATTGAATATATTAGGTATCTGTCTAGATCAGGAAATGTTTTTACTGTTTACTCTGGCGGGCGGGGTTACCTTGACACTTTAGCCACAAATCATATTGCGGGCGCTCGCGTTGATTTTGAACCCCTGTCAATTACAACTGCAATCGGTGACACTTATACGTTTTCGTCTACTCCAACAAAACTTAATGGTGCAATTACTAGTTCTGCAACATCTATTACTCTTACAAATTCAAGTAATTTTCCTTCAAGCGGAGTCATTTTAATTGATCAAGAATACATTGCATATTCTGCAAATAATACAACTACTAATACTTTGACTGTCTCATCTAGGGGTTATTTTTCAACTTTGGCTGCACCTCACAACAATGACACCAACGTTTATTTTTACACTCAATCAAATGCATCAAATTATACAAACGCAGTCGGGTCTGCCCAAAGTCAATTAAATGGTCGGTCACAAAACGACATTGAAAATTACATTAATTTAAATAAAATATCATATGTTACTTTTTCAATTGAATGGAATTCAGAAGGATCAACTTTAAAAATTAAAGACGAGTCAAATATAGATTTATATTCTTTCGCCCTAACTAATAAATTAAAAACCAATACGGATTATATTTTTGTTCCCTCTGTTGAAGGAACATTTTTAAGAGTTCAATGTTTTGAAATTTATAATACTTCGGTAGGGGATCCAAATCATATGATTAAAATATTTGATTCAGGATTAATTCACGATCTGTTAATTCATAATAATAAAGGAACCGTAGGTTGGTCTGCTTCTTTAACAAATGGTGACGCGCACATTAAAAGCATTCGTTCTAGAAAATTGATTTATGCAGAGATGAGAACGTCTCCAATAAACAGTTATACCCCTGTTAAAGGCACACAAATTTTTGTTGAATCAAATAATGCAATTCAGTTGCTTTCAAATATTACAACAAGTCCATTTAATATTGGAACTTCAAAACAAGAAATTGATCAAAAGAAAAACAATTCTAATCAGTGTCGTCGCATTACTAATGATTCCGGTTCATGGCAAGGCGTGATGACTAATCAATTTGAAATTGAAGACTTTACTGATTTTTCAATCAAATTTAATATTTTTACAACTTTAAATCAAAAAATATCAGCAATGTTGTATAACAGTGCCAAGAATATTGTTATACCAGTTTACGTACCAGATTTTAATAACAATCAGTGGCAGGAAGTTAATTTAATATTAGATGGAAAAAACCATCCAACAGGAAATTATTCATTAATAATTGCTGAGGAATCTTCTCAAGTTGGCTCTGTTTGGTGGATAGATAAATTATCTATTACAAAAAATCAAATTGCTTGGTATGCCAGATCATTTGTTAATGGTGTCAATCAAATTGGCGCGGATAAATGGGTTCCTATCAATGATGTAATTAATAGTAATAAAAATGGCGCAACGTTTGCAACCGCTGGTAACGAACTTCAAATTAAAGCTTTAGCAAAAACTCCATTTGTTGAATTATCTAAAATTTCTGTAGCTCCAAAATATGCAACCTTGGGCAATTTTATTGTAAGATAACATGAGTAAATTTATTCAACATACTAGTCAGTACGATCCAATTAGCATCGGTATATGCTTGCAAAGAAAAGGGTTAAAAAAAGATCAAACGGGATTGCTTTCGTTAAATAATTACACTTTGAATATAACTACTACAGGTTTAAAACCAAATCCTAATTTGTCAACTGCGCCATCTTTTACAAATTCTTATTTTGTTCCAGTTTTTAACGCAACTAACGTCAATTATACCACTGTACAATTTCAAGCGTTTTTACATGGCGTTCAATTAAAAAATTACCCAATTCAAATGAAATGGGATTTTGATGATGGGTCAGAAATTTTTTATGATACTAAAGAACAATTAGAAAGTAAAAAAACAGTTTTAGAAGGAAACTGTTCAATTGCTGCAAATTCTTGGAATGACACATATAAAACAACAACTTATACAACTTCTTTGGCTCACTCTTTGTCAGTCGGTAGCTCGGTTACAATTACAGGAATGAAACCATATAATTACAATGGAACTTATATTGTAAAAGGTGTTACTTCAACTACATTTACAGTAGATCGCGTAGAAAAAGATTTTGGTATCACAACGTCTTCTGGAACGTATACATCAGTTATATATCAACCCGTATACCATAAATTTAAATATGGCGGACGCACGGTTGAATCAAATTATGTAGCCGATCAAGTTCCCGTTACTTTATCTGTAATTGATAATTTGGGTAGAAAAAGCATAACATCAATTATGGTTTATCCCAAAGTCGACGCTTAACCCTCAAGGATATACATAAAATCTTTTTTGCTCATCCTTTGACTAATTGCTTGATCGGCAATTGCCCCCTTAAAGATAGCATCGTGATATCCCATTTTGTCAAGGACAACTTTAAGTTTTCTGTCTTCTACTGAATTTGCCATCAGTAGTGTGTAAAACCTGACGGTTTCAAAGTTAGATGTAACTCGGTGAATCCGGTTTTCGCGCTGAGTGTATGTAGACCATTTCCATGGCAGGTCATAATGAATGCATACAGAACCTACCTCAAGGTTAA